AAGTAGTGCAGGTTCAAATTTATATATCCAATCTATAACAGGGGAAATGGAATTAAATTAATACCTAATGACTCTGTTGAATTATATTATGACAATGCAAAAAAGATTGAAACCCTTACAGATGGTGCATTGGTTACAGGTAATTTAGAAGTAACAGGCACAATTACTGGAGCAGGTGGCTCATTCCTACCTTTGATTGGTGGAACAATGACAGGCAATACTATCCACAACGATAATGTAAAATCTATTTATGGAACTTCTAGTGATGGATTAGAAGTTTATCACGATGGTTCTGATAGTTATATTTCAGATACAGGAACAGGACATTTATTTGTAAAAACAAATGGAGATGGTATTTATTTTAGAAGTGAAACAAATGAAGAAATTGCACATTTTAATAGAAATGCAGGTGTCAAATTATTTTATGATAATTCATCAAAGTTTGAAACTACAAGCACAGGTATATCGGTAACAGGAAATGGAGCATTTTCAGGAAATGTTACAATACCTAATGCAGGAGAATTACTTTTAGGTAGTTCAGCAGGTTTAAAAGCATTTCACGATGGAAGTTTAGGTTTTATTAGAAATTCTATTGGAGATTTTTATGTTGACCAATTAGCAGTTACTCAGTCAATAATATTTAGAGTATCAGATGCAAACCCAAATGATACAACTGCATTAACGATATCAAGAAATGCAGATGCTAGTTTTGGTCGTAATGTAACAATAGCAGGAGATTTAACTGTAAACGGAACAACAACAACTGTAAACAGTCAAACACTAGCAGTAGTTGACCCTTTAATACAACTAGCAAAAGACAATACAGCTAATAGTTTAGACATTGGATTATATGGAGATTACAATGATGGTACAGACAGATTCTTAGGATTATTTTCTGATGCATCTGATAGCAATAAATTTAAGCTATTCAAAGGCACAACAGTTGAACCTACAACCACAGTTGATATTGGCGCGACAGGATATGAAGCAGCAGATTTAGAAGTAGCAGGATTAGAAGGCGCAACAGGTGTTTTTACAGGGGCATTATCATCAGTAGGTTTATCAGGAACTACTGCAACATTTTCAGCAAGTATTAATGCAAGTGGAAACTCTAATACTTTTGGGAATACAACAACAGCAGCACTATCTGCAACATCAGGAACTTTCTCATCTAGTATAACTGCAGCAGGTAATTCTAATAGTTTTGGAGTGACAACCTTTACAGGAAATGTAGAAATAAGAAGTGGTAATAAACTTATTTTACAAAGACCAAATAATGGAGTGGCAACTGAAATATCTACTGATTCTACAGGTGCTATGATATTAAATAGTATTAATGATGAAGGATTCTTTTTTAATAATAATGGTACTAATGCTTTTAAACTTGACCCAATTAACGCAACTTTTGCTGGAAATATAACTGTTGATAAAAGTACAGGTGTTGCAGTAGCTGATATAATAAGTGGAGATAATTATTCTGTTCTTACTTTAAAAGGTGGACAAACTGGAGATGCTGCAAATGGTTTTGGTATTTATTCAGGTTACCCATCAGCAGGAGATTTTACTATACGAGAAAATGGAGTTGGTAATTACTTAACAATAGCCAAAACAACTGGAAACACAACTTTTGCAGGAAGTGTAGGAATAGCTGCAGCACCATTACAATCTAAATTGGATATATTAAATAATGGAGATTATGATTCTCATACTGGACACGGATTAGCAATAAATTCAAACGCATCTAATGCTTATACATCTATGTATATGGGTGCTGATGATAGTGTTGATGCTGCATATATACAATCAGCAGGAAGAAACACATCTTTTACGAGTAAGAAATTACTATTAAATCCAAACGGAGGAAACGTAGGAATAAATGCAACTGACCCAGTAAAAACTTTAGACGTTCGAGGTAGTTTAGCAATATCAAATAGTACAGGTTCATATTGGTATATAGACAGAAATGATGCTACAGGTAATTTTGATTTAAATGAAAATGTTAATGGTACTCTTTTTAGTGTTACCACAAATGGTTTAGGTTCTTTTGTTAATACTTCAATAGGAGATAAATTATTATTAGCAGGAGATGATGCTGCAAGTGCAAGAGGTTTGATGTTTAATTGTTCTACAACTACAAATCAGGGCGATACTTGGGATATAGATGCTCAAAGTAGTACAGGGATTATTAAATTTAGTACTGGAAGCACACCAAGAATGACCATAGACAGTTCAGGAAATGTAGGGATTGGATTAACACCAAATGCAAGTTATTCTAAATTACAAGTAAAAGCACCTTCAAGTTCTTATGGTTTTGATTTAGTAGGTCGTGATGCAGGTATTAATAGTGAAAGTCAACTTACTTTTTGGAACTCAAATCAAACAACTCAATTAGCAGCAATATTTAATACTACAGACAATTTAGGTTTTGTTACTGGTACTACAGAAAGAATGCGTATAGAATCAAGTGGGCGTATAAAAGTATCAGGATTAAATTATGACCCTACAAGTGCAGGAGGTAATGATACAGGAGGTTTATTTTTAGTTGGAGACGTTTTAGGGGATCAAGAATATACAGCAGGAATTGGATTTGCTTTGGCTACAGGTACAGCAGGAATATCAGGTTATCAAAATGGTAGTGATGCAGATAGAATAGGACTATCTTTCTTTACTCACGGTTCTGGAACAGGAAGTGCAGCTTCAGCAGAAATGATGAGAATAAAGTCAGGAGGGGAAGTAGGCATAGGAACTCTTGCACCAAGTTCTAAATTATTTGTAAATGATACAGCAGATGGCGATAAAATAAGATGGGGAAAAGATGACACATTAGTTGGCTCAGTAGGAACTTATAATGGTGTGCCTTATATTGGTTATCAAGGTGGCACAGGTGGTGGAATTATGTTTAATGGTAAAAGCATAGAACCTACAGGAATTGGTACTGCAAGAACAGATAATGAAAATGATATTGGAGGAGCAAGTTATAGATGGAGAAATGCTTATTTAAGTGGAGGAGTATTTTTAGGAGGAACAGGAACTGCTAATAAATTAAATGATTATGAAGAAGGAACTTGGACGCCTGTTTTAGGTGGTACTTGGACTACAAACCCAACAAATATTTCAGCTCATTACACTAAAATTGGTAGACAAGTTACTATTACAATGCAATTTTTAGGTGGTGTAAAATCATCTACAGTTTCTGGTTATTTTTCAGGAATACCATTTAATATTGTTAGAAATGGAACAGGTTCAGTTACAAATTCAGCAGTTTCAGATTTAGGAAATTGTTTATTTGCAAATGGAGATAGAGTTTGGCTTACAGCAACAAATTTAGGGAGCGGAACTGTATATGTATCAGGTACATACTTTGCTTCTTAAATAAATGTAAAAAATTAATAACATTATTAGTTGATGCAATACAAGAACTAAAAGCAGAAGTAGATTTGTTAAAGAAAGAATGTAAATGTAAATAATATGAAAAAAGTAGAAAAAGTAGAAGTATTACAAGACAACAAAGTAAAGGTTTGGTATTCAAACCATACTATGGATGGTAAAATAACTGTAAGCTATTCTAAAGGTCAGGACTTAATAATCCAGGGAGACAAAGAAAAAGCTGAGTTATATGATCTAACTAAATTTACTGAAGAATTATGGTCTAGTAAAAAAGTAGTTAAAAAGAAGAAAAAATAATATATTTACTATTCACTTTAAAATAAATAAAATGTCTAAAATTAAAAAAGAAGAGTTAGAAGTATTACACAAACAAGAGAACGCTAAAGTAGAAATCCAAAACAGAATTGGTATGCTGCAGATAGAAATTCACTCGTTGTCTCACGCACATTTAGGAGTTCAAGAAGAGCAAAACAAAACTAAACAAGAACTAGAAGAGTCTTACGGAAAAATTAATATTGATCTTAAAGACGGTTCTTACGAAGTTATAGAAGAAGAAAATAAATAATTATGAATTTTACAGATTTGAAAATATATTTTTATAATACAATAGCACTAGGAGTATCAATGACAGAAGTAGAGTTAGGCTTAAAAATTATATTACTTATCTGTACTATAGGCTATACTATAAGTAGATGGATTTCAAATGAGAAAAATAGATAAAATAATAATACACTGTTCTGCAACTCCAGAGTTTAAGGACTTTGATGTTAAGGATATAAGAGACTGGCACGTTAACGGTAATGGGTGGTCTGACGTTGGTTATCATTACGTTATTAAACTAGACGGAGAAGTAGAGCCTGGTAGACCTGAAAATAAAATAGGAGCTCACGTTAAAGGAAAAAACAGAAGCTCTATAGGTGTTTGTTATATTGGCGGTATGGATAGAAATATGGAAAACTGGTTAGATACTAGGACTGAATCTCAAAAAGAATCTTTAATAAAATTAATAAAAGACCTACAGAAAAAATATCCAGGTTCAATAGTATACGGTCATAAAGACTTTACTAGTAAAAAACCTTGTCCAAGTTTTGATGCGAAGGAAGAGTATAAAGAATTTAAATAATGAGTGAACTAAGCGAAGAAAGTAAATTTGAAATAAGTATTAAAACACTTATAGGAATTGGAGTAGCCTTATCTACTTTAATAGGAATGTGGTTTGCTTTACAAGCTGACATCCAAGAGGCTAAAGAACTTCCTGTCCCAGAAATTAGTAGAACTGAGTACGATCTAAAAGACCGTTTAATTAGAGAGACTATAATGAATACTGGAGAAAAAGTAGAAGAAAACTCTGAGTCGTTAAAGAAGATAGACGATAAGTTGTTTGAAATAATTAATAAATGAAAAAACTATTATGTGCGATATTTGTATTAGCTGCGGTTTATGTTAACGCTCAAGAAGTAACTGTTTTTCAGATTAATGCTCAATGGAATCAGATTAACAATTACGACACTAGGGGACTAAAAAACTGTATTATAAAATTTGGTTACTTAAAAAACCAACCTAAAGACATACAGAAAAGTATTACTGCTCTTCCTGTTTTAGTTATACAAGACAAAAACGGTAGGACTCGTATGCAGTATATAGGAGATATAAGTTTAAAAATTAAAGTCTCTAAAGAAGAGCTGCAGGAAACTATAAATAAAATTAATGAGCTATGAAAAAAAAGTTCAAAGATACTAAAGTAGGTAAGTTTCTTATTGGAAAAGGAGGAGTATTTACATCACTAACTGACAGTATACCAGACAAAGGATTATTAGGACTTGTAAAGAACTTAATTAATAAAGATGAGTCAATGCCTCAGCAAGACAAAGAAACGGCTTTAAAGCTACTTGAAATGGATAATAACGAGTTAGTAGAGATTACTAAAAGGTGGGAGTCTGACAACAAATCAGATTCTAGTTTAGCTAAAAACGTAAGACCTTTGTCGTTAATATTCTTAACTATTTCCTTAATAGTGTTTATACTGTTAGACGGATTCGATATAAATTTTGGTGTAGATTCTGGTTGGATAGATTTGCTCAAGTCTCTTTTAATAACAGTTTATGTAGCCTATTTTGGTTCTAGAGGAGCAGAGAAATTTAAAAATATTTCTCAAAAATAAATATTATATTAGTATAAGTTTAATATTAATATAAGTCTTATAATATAAGTTTAATTAATATAATATTAATATAATATAATGCAAGTAAATTTTGAAAAAAAAATTATCTAGAAGCAAAATTGTAAAAAAACTAGATGCAGAGTTTAGTAGATACATCCGACTAAAATATGCAGATCATAACGGTTATGTAAAATGCTATACCTGTTCACGCATTAAACATTTTAAAGACTCTATGCAGTGTGGACATTTTATGTCTAGAAGATTTTATGCTACAAGATGGCTAGATACAAACGCTAGACCCCAGTGTTACGGCTGTAATGTACACTCTCAAGGTAGAAATTATGAGTTTGCTTTAAATCTAAATGAAGAATACGGATACGACATAGCTAAAGAAATTTTACATTTAAGTAGAGAGACAGTAAAGTTTTCTACACCAGAACTCCTAGAAAAAATAGAATACTATAAAGTTTTGAACAATGAGTTTAATATAGATTAATTAGCCTATATTAGCAGTCTAATTTTCTCTGTGTTAAGGGAGTATTTAGCCGCCTGGCTTCTGCTCCCTTTTTTTGTTTATTATATTTTTATTATATTTGTATTTATAACACAGAAAAAATATGAATATAGAAATCCAAAATCTCTATGACAGAATAGAGTTTCTAGACAAAAAAATACACTGGCTAGAAAAAGAAAACGAATTACTTACAATTCAAAAAGAAAGAGCAGAAAGTCTGCTTATTAATTAAACACACAAAATAATGACAGGAAAAATTACATTTATTAACAGGGACAAAGATTACAAAGAATTACAAGTCTACAAGGTTACTCTAGCTAATGGGGTTACCTGGAGTTTCTTTCAGCCTAAAGAAAAGAACGGAGTTGAACAAACACAGTTCGAATTAAAAGTAGGAGAAGAAATAGAATTCGAAATTAGTAATGCTAAGTACAACACAGCTAAACTAATTAGAACGCCTAAAACAGAAACGAAAAGTTTTCAAAAACCAGTTTCTCAGCAAACATCAATAGAGTTTCAGTCTTGCTTAAGGTCAGCAGCTTTATTGTATTCTAACACACCAAACGTCAAGAGTAGTACGGTACTAGAAACTACTGAATTATTTTATAACAAACTAAAACAAATAACAAATGTCTAATTTCGAAACTGAGTACTGGAACTGTGTAGCTCCTTACAAATCTAAGTATGAATTTATTAAACTGCATTTTTTAATGGATGTAGATGAATGTATTAAAATGTTAAACAAAGCTAAGTCTGAAGGGAACGATAAAATTGTTCTAGACATAATGTCTAAGAAAGCTGACCCTAGCAAGTTTTATGCCAAGAGAAGCATTCCTTTACAAAAATCTGATGATGCTCAGAAAGCACACTTGCCAAGAGCGGAAGCTAAAGAAGACCTACCATTTTAATAAAGGGGAGTTAATAGCTCCCTTTTTTTTTCAACTTAAAATTCCTACATTTAAACAATGCTAATAAACTATGAGAAAGTTACTGCACATTTACAAGACATACGATCAGGAAAAGTTAAAGAAGGATTAATATTAGGTATTCCAGAAATAGACGAATACTTTAGATTTAAACCTTCTAGTTTTAATATAGTACTAGGACATTCTAATACAGGAAAAACTACAATAGTTCTTTATTTAATGTTAGCTTATTCAATTAAGCATCAAATCAAATGGCTAGTATTTTCTAGTGAGAATGAAGCTTATTCTATAATTAGAAAACTTATAGAGTTTCTTGAAGAAAGACCTATACAAGATGTGCCACAAAAACAATTTGAAAAACACAGTAAATTTATTTATAATCATTTTAAGATTATAGATTCAAATAAAACTTATACATATAGAGAACTTCTGGATTTATGTAAGGTTATAAAAGATGCCTGGAATTACCAAGGTTTACTTATTGACCCTTACAACTCTTTAATAAAAGACCCTAAATTAATTGGTTCTGTAGGTGGTCACGAGTACGACTATCAGGCTACAACTGAGCTAAGAATATTTGCTAAGAAAAACAATATAGCTGTTTGGGTTAACACTCACGCTAACACTTCTGCATTAAGAATTATGCACAGACTAGAGCACGAATACGCAGGACATCCTATACCCCCTAATGCTGCAGACGTAGAAGGTGGCGGAAAGTTTGTAAACAGAGCAGACGATTTTCTAGTAGTTCACAGGTATATACAACACCCCACAGAATTTATGATTTCTATGATTCACGTTAGAAAAGTTAAAGAAACTGAAACTGGAGGTAGACCGACAAGTATTGATGACCCTATAAAACTTAGAGCTTTAGTTAATAATGTAGGTTTTAGTATAAACGGAGTTAGTGTTCTAAAAAAAATAATTCAACCTTTTTAAAATTTTTCTTATCTTTCTGTTGTGGAAAGTGAAATAAAAGAATTAGTCAAAAAAGAGCAGACTTGGCTTAACTACTTAAAAAGTTGGGGATGTAATCCTGACACTGCAAAAGACTTAGTTCAAGAATTATATATCACTATTAACAGTTGGTTAAAAAAGCATAACAAATCATTAATGTATAATGATAATGAAGTTAATTGGTATTTTGTATATGTTACTCTTAGAAATTTATTTCTGGATTTAAAACGACAAGAAGCGAAAGTAAAAATAATTTCTTTAGATAATTCTGATAAAATAAAAGCTAGTCTAATAGTAGAACAATACCAAGAAATAGAAGACTATAAATTTGAAAAGCATAAATGTATAGAAGAGTGGTTACTAAACGATGACTTTATAGAAATGACTAAAGACAGTGAAGTTTTTGATTTTGATAGATATGATAAAAACAAAATGTTTAATTACTATCAAAGAAAAGTATTCGAAGAAATTTTTATACATAATAAAAGTATAAGTCAACTTAGTAGAGATACAAATATTAGTTATTACTCGTTATACAATACAGTAAAGAACATTAAAGAACAAATAAATAAATTTTATGAATCTAAAAATTGGGGATAAACTAGAGTTTATATTTAAGTGGACAGGTATAAAATGGCTAGTAAACAAAGTAGTAGTAGACTGGTTAGGCTATGAAAGCTGCGGCTGTGAAGAAAGACGTGACGCTCTAAATAATTTTAAAATAAATAGAAATGGATAGAAAAGATTATTTTCTTTGGAAAGACTTTAGATCAAAAGACGGTCAGCATTTAAGTAATGAAGAGTTTGAATTAATTTGTGAGCTTCACGCTAAATATCAAAACCATACTTTTTATCGTCCTTGTACTTGTTCTCCAAAGACTATTTTACAATGGATAAAACATTTAAACATAAAGTTTAATGAGTCTAAAAAATATAGAGTAAGAAAATGAAACTAGAACAAGTCCAGGAATATGAGAAAGCAGTAATTTTTCTGCTTAATTTAGACGGATGGGACTTGAAATGGACAGGAAACGAAGACAAGTACAAACACTATGACGCTTCAGGATATACTCCTAAGACTGATAAAGACGGAAACCGCATAAGATGTGTAATAGAAATGAAGTTCCGCAATAAATACTATCCAGAAAAACTACTAGAAAAATCTAAACTAGATTACTTAATGTCTATGGATAAAGACATAGTTAAGTTATATTTCGTTGCAGACGAAAAAGGTAATTATTTGTTTTGGTTAAATGATATTAAGCTTCCTAAAGTAGAAAAGAGATACTGTCCTAGTACTACTTTATGGAGTAATAAAAAAGAATCAAAAGAAGTTTATCTTCTAAAAGAAAACTTAGCCTCTAGGATAAACTGGAACAATTAGGTTCGTATTTATTTTTTTCTTACTTTTATAAAAGAGAAAATTATACATATTGGAAATTAAACACGATAAAACCGAAGTCCTTAAAGACATAGAATATAACTCACATACTACTATTTGTTTAGAAACTTTAAACAAGTGGAAAAAAGAAAGTTCTAATAAAGATTTAAAATTATTTATAAAGTCTTTTCTAGAAACTATATTTTATACTAACGCACTTCAAACAGATAGATTTATTTATAATAAGATTAAACAGGAGTATCGAGCTGACAAGTTACGAGCAGTAGAAAGAGCACGTAAAGCAGAAGCTAAAGTAGAAAAGCTAAATAAAGAAATATCCAAACTTAGAAAACTTATAAACCTATGACAGCAAAAGATAGTTTAATAGAAATGTATAGAGCAGAAATAGACTGTCTTAGAATTGCATACTTAAAAGAACAAGACAACGCTAAACAGCTATGTGATATTATAGCTGACAAAGAGATAATAATAAAACTACTTAAAAATAAAAATAAAGCCTATGACAAATTCAATTAAACTTCTTAACGGTAAAATAGAAAATAAACAGGAAGTAATAGATAATATGTATTCAGACGATTACTACTATGGTTATCTAGGAAAAAATGCTTTGTCTAGTAGTTCTATTAAACTTCTTCTGGATAGTGCAAAGACTTATTTATATATTAATAAATATGGTCAAAAAGAAACGCAGCCATTAAGAGACGGACACTTATTCCATACAATGATATTAGAACCAGAAAAGATAAATGATATTGTTTTTGTAGATGTTCAAAGCAAGAACACTAATAAGTTTAAAGAAGCTAAGAAGTTTCACGATCAGGTTTTTACAATGAAAGAGAAAAACGATGCAGAAAGATTATGTGACGCACTACTTAGAAACGAGACAGCACTTAGTTTAATTCAGGATTCACAGTTTGAGATACCTATGATAGATACTATAAATGGGTATCCTTTTCGAGGTAAGGCAGACGTGTTGAAAAACAAAGGAGGCATAGTAGATTTAAAAACAACTATAGACGTAAAGAACTTTTATAAGTCTGCAGATGCTTATAAGTATTTTAACCAAGTCTACATATACTGTAAGCTCTTTAACGTAGACTACAAGGACTTTAAGTTTTTATGTATAGACAAAAAGAATTTAGACGTAGGGGTTTGGGACTGCTCAGAGAATTTCTACTTAAAAGGAGAGGCTTCAGTACACGCAGGTATCGAGATATACAAAGACTTTATAGAGTCTAACTTTGACATAGACCAGTATATAATAAAAGGAACACTTTAAAATTAATAATATGAACATAGAAAAATTTAACATTTACGAAACTAAAAACTACAACTTGTTTAAACTACTAGACTCTAATAGAGAGCCTAATCAAAGAATACTAAACAAACTAGAAAAGAGTATTAAAGAAATTGGAATACAAATTCCTATAATATTAAATACTGAAAACCAAATAGTAGACGGTCAGCATAGGTTCTGGACTCTTCAAAAACTAGGATACGTAGTACCCTATATAATTAGTAAAGCCTGGAAAAAAGATTCACATACTATAGATATTAATAATACTAGTTCTAATTGGACTTCACTAGACTACGCCAATTATCAAATGAGAAAAGGACATTTAGATATAAAGTCTGCACTAGAAAAAGCTGAAGTTTTAAATAAAGTAACTGAAAGTAAATTAAAGCCTATTAATAGTTTAGAGCTTTTTATGAAAGGAAGAGTATATTGTAACTTAAAGAGAAAATTAAAAACTGGCAGTTATGAAGTAGATTTAAAAACAGGACATAATATTTTTGAAATACTAAAGGTAATGAATGAATATCCTTCAAAGACTTCTCCTTTTTCACAAAAATTTGTTAGAGCTATAAAGATGTTATATTATGATAATAAGAAAATAAACATATTAGCTATAAGAAAAATGTGTAAAGAAAACTATATGTCAGCTTATAACAACGAAATAGATACTTTAGAATATTTAACAGACATATATAACAAAGCAAATAAAAAATTAAAAAGAGAAAAAACTTTATTTTAATATGAAAGATTACGACAAAATAGCAGATCTGGTAATAAATCTAACAGAGACAGATATATTCAAGAATCAAAAAACACAAAACCACGTAGACAGCAGAACATTCTTTGACTACATAATGAGATACCTGCATAATAAAACGCTGCATTCAATATCTAATTTTTATCTAAGCAAAGGTAAAACTTCTTCTCACGCTACTATATATCATAGACTTACTAAGTTTGATGAATTATTAAGTAGAAGACCAGAATTTCTGACCTGGCTAAATATTATTAAAAATACTATAGTAGATACCAAAGAAGCATTATCTATGTACGATAAAATTAAAGGCTTAAAAACTAGAGATTCCTTAGACCAAGTTAATGAACTACTTGACAAGTTAACTTATAAAGAAAAACTCTATAAAACTCTTTTAATTAAAAGTTAAATATTTTCCGTTATATTAGTAGAGTGATGTCTCAAATGTCACACTATAAAAAAGATATAATGAAAACAGAAAATAAAGATAAAATGTTAGAAGCTTTAAATGACTGCTTAGGCATAGTATCGACAGCAAGTATAAACGCAGGTATAAACAGAAGAACTCATTATAGATGGTTAGAAGAGGATGAAGAGTACAGACTTAAAGTACAAGACATAAAGAACTCAGCTATAGATTTTGTAGAGTCTAAACTATTTGACTGTATTAAAAGCGAAAAAGAAACTTCTATAATATTCTACTTAAAGACTATAGGAAAGTCTAGAGGTTATGTTCCACGACAGGAAATAGATACTGGAGACAATAAAGAATTTAGAATTGAAGTAGTAGAGTGAGAGACTTAAAAACTAATATAGTCTGGAAGCATTTAGAAAAAAGCCAAAAGAAAATAGTAATAGAGCAGGGCGGTTCTAGAAGCGGTAAAACATATAATATTTTAATCTGGATTATATTTGGTTATTGCCTTAGAGAAAAAAACAAAGTAGTTTCTATATGTAGGAAAACTTTTCCTGCGTTAAGGACTTCAGCTATGAGAGATTTCTTTGAGATACTAAAATCTCAAGAATTATATAGTGAACAAGATCATAATAAGACAAGTCACGAATACAAGATAAACAGCAACCTAGTAGAGTTTATAAGTTTAGATTCTCCACAAAAAGTAAGAGGACGTAAAAGAGATATACTTTTTTTGAATGAAGCAAACGAGTGCACCTGGGAAGACTGGAATCAGCTCGTGTTCCGAACAGTTGGACGTATTATATTAGACTACAATCCTTCAGACGAATTTCACTGGATATACGATAAAGTAAAAGTAAGAGAAGACGCAGACTTTTATAAAACTACTTATAAAAATAATAAGTTCCTGGAGGAGTCTATAGTAAAAGAAATAGAAAGACTACAGTTTACAGACGAAAACTATTGGAGAATATATGGACTAGGAGAGGTCGGACAAAGCAAAGCTACTATATTTCAGTTTAGAGAAATAGAAAAGATACCTGACAATGCTAAGTTCGTTTCTTATGGTATGGATTTTGGCTATACTAATGATCCTACTTGCATATCAAAAATTTACCTTCACGATACTAACCTTTACTGCGAAGAGGTGTTATACAGAACAGGAATGACTAATAGAGATATTCATAATGAATTACTTAGTCTGGGAGTTGGAAGACGTGACGAGATTTTTGCCGATTCCGCAGAACCGAAAACAATAGACGAACTCTATAGATACGGTTGGAATATAAAACCTAGTACAAAAGGAAGAGACTCTATTAACATAGGAATAGATATGTTAAAGAGATACACTATACACGTAAACAAAAAAAGTCTTAATGCTATAAAAGAATTTCGTAATTATAAATGGAAAGAAGATAAGAACGGAAATATACTTAACCAACCTGAAGACAGGTTTAATCATTTTATTGACAGCCTCCGTTACGGAATTTATAACAAACTAGCCAGACCTAATTATGGAAAATACGCAATTAGGTAAGACTTGTAGGTTCTGTAAAATAGTAATGACTCCTACTGGTTCACTACAAAATGGTTTTTATTTCTACTGTTCTAAATGTGGTAAAGTAGAGTTTTGGAAATAAGTGTGCACGTGTACTGCACACATACTTTATATGTTTGTAGTGTAAAAAATGTATAACCTTTAATTTTTAATTTATGAGTTTCAAAATCAAACCTAATAATACTTTTAAGGATGACCTTAAAGAAAGCCCTAAAGCTGCTATGTATATGCTAAAATCTTTTGTTTATGTTTTAAATACTCAAGAGACGATTAGCAAAAAAAGAAATGACAGGTATTTAGATTTATGTAGAAAATACTTTGCATTTAAGAAAGATGAAACTGCTGACAATATGCTTACACTTATAAAGTTTCAGCAAAATATATTTAAACCTATATTATCAGAAATGATAAAAATGAAAACAGACAGTAAGCGTCAGGTAGAGTAGACTCGAAAATCTACAATACTTGTAACCTTACAAA